CTGCTACGCTTGCTAGTGTTGACATCAACGGCGGCACCATCGACGGCGTGACCATTGGCGGGTCGAGTGCTGGGGCGATTACGGGGACGACTGGGCAGTTTAATACCAGCTTGAATGTTGACGGAATCATGACGTCTGATGATGCAACAATCACAGGACGAGTTACGATTCAAAGCACCACCTCGCCAGAGCTTCGGATTGTTGACGGCAATAATGTTAATTCAGACTTTTTAATCTATAGCCCTGACGGAACCAATTCCTTAAATATCAAAGTAGGCTCATCGCAAACGGACGCACTTTCCATTGCTTCAGGCGGCGACATTTCCTTCTACGATGAAACGGGGTCGAGCCAATCTCTTTTCTGGGATGCGAGTGCGGAGCGGCTGGGTATTGGGACGACTTCGCCGGGAGTAAAGCTGGATATTCAAGCATCCTCGGATACTTGGGAGCTTCTTAAGGTTCAAAACACTGGTTCGTCACGTTCTGCTCTTATTAGAACGATAGGTGCAGCAGGTGGTTCTGTTGATTTCGGGGCTAGTGGAGGCGCTGCAAGTACTGCTGTAATCCGCACCGGGGGGTCAGATCGTTTGGCTATCGACTCCAGCGGCAACGTCGGGATTGGGACGACTTCGCCTTCTGGAAACCTCCATGTAGACGGCGGAGAGGTATTCTTTACCTCCACAGGTAACTCAAAACTTCAAATTAATGCAGGTAACGCGTCATCGTCTTTTATTGAGTTTGGCGATCCAGATGATGGAAATGTGGGTCGATTGCTTTATTCACATTCTGATAACAGTATGCAATTTACTGTTAACGCCTCCGAAGCCATGCGCATCGACTCCAGCGGCAACCTGCTGGTGGGGAAGACAACCGTTGACACAAGCTTAGAAGGACATGAGCTGCGCTCGGGGTCTTTTGCTGCGCATACAGTGGATGGGGATGTAGCACTAAATCTCCGTCGCCTTACGTCAGATGGTGTCATTGCTCGTTTTCAAAAAGACGGCACCACGGTGGGGTCGATTGGTGTCTATGTATCGGATAGGTTGTACATTAGCGACGACAATGATTGTGGCTTGCAATTTGACTCAACACTAATTCGCCCGTGCGATTCTGACGGCGCTAATACTGATAACGCTATTGATTTAGGCTCTTCTGGCGCACGCTTCAAAGACCTCTACCTCTCCGGCGGCGTTCAGTTAGCAAACGGGTATTTGCTCCAAAGCAGCGACGTTATTTCGTTAATAAATAAAGCTACTAATGTTATTCGTTTTGGCACGGGCAACGCTGAGAAAATGCGCCTCGATGCCAGCGGCCACTTAATACTGGGCCGGACATCGGCAACGGCAGCAAACACTGATGCTGGGAGCAATTTCTACGGCACGGGTGAGTGGTACAACTACGGCGGGGCGGGGCAACGTGTCCGATTTTACGACACAAGCACAGGGGGCATAGTCGGGACCATTACGACCACAACGTCTTCCACCGCCTATAACACCTCCTCCGACGCTCGCCTAAAGGAAAATATTGCGGACGCAGAAGACGCAGGCGCAACCGTAGATGCCATCCAAGTCCGGTCTTTTGACTGGAAGGCTGACGGCTCACACCAGAAATACGGCATGGTGGCGCAGGAGTTACTTGAAGTAGCCCCGGAGGCTGTGTCCCAAGGCGAAACCGAAGAGGACATGATGGGCGTGGACTACTCCAAGCTGGTGCCCATGCTCGTTAAAGAAATCCAATCTTTACGCGCCCGCGTGGCGCAGCTTGAAGGAGCATAACCATGGCAGCAACCTTTAACTGGACCATCTCCACCCTTGAGCGCGAGCTTTCTGACGGCGGAGTGTGCGTGGCTCACTGGCGCTGCACGGCCTCTGACGGCGACTACAGCGCTTCCAGCTACGGCACTTGTGGCTTTACGCCTGATGCCGCTGCGCCTGACTTTAAGCCCTACGACGCCCTCACCGAGGCTGACGTACTGGCTTGGGTGTGGGACGCTGTGGACAAGGACGCCACCGAAGCGGCCCTTGCAGCTAACATCGAAGCCCAGAAGAACCCGACCAGCGCTAGTGGAGTGCCGTGGTAATGGATGCTTTCTTCGCTTTCTTCGACGCATTCCCTGCATGGCTTACGGCGGTTACGTCGTTAATCTCCGCAGCGACGGCCATCACGGCACTAACGCCCACGAAGGTTGACGACAAGTACGTAGCCATTGCGCTGCGTGTCCTTAACGTCGTGGCCGGTAACGTAGGCAAGAACCGCAACGCTGACGGCTAGGCCGCATGGACGGGCCTGATCAGCTAGAGTTGTTGCTGTCGCTGTGGCCCGTTTTTGCTGGCTTTATTAGCTTGGTCATAGTGTTAGCCAAAATGCACAGCGAACTGGAAACCGTAAAGGAAAAGGTTCGCGTACTTTTTGAACTTTGGAACTCAAGGGAGCGCTAATGGCTTTTGACGCAATCAAGAACATTATCGGGGCCGTAGCGCCTACCCTTGGAACGGCCCTTGGTGGTCCGCTAGGAGGCGCTGCAGCTTCCGCTATTGCTGGCGTATTGGGCTGTGACACCGACGAGCGCAGCTTGCAGAAAGCGCTAACGCAAGCCACGCCTGAGCAGCTTACGGAAATTAAGAAAGCTGAGCTGGACTTTGAAGCGCGCATGAAGGAGCTAGACGTAGACCTCTACGCTTTGCAAACTGCTGACACAGCGGATGCGCGCAAGCACTTTAGCAAAGACTGGACCGCACGCTTTTTAGCTATTTCTCTGTGCTGCCTGTTTGCTGGCTACATCATCCTTGTAACGGTTTTACCACACGAGCAAAACAGTGATGCTATTATTAACCTTATTCTCGGCAGCATTACTGGCAGCTTTAGCACCGTTATCGCTTTTTACTTTGGCTCTAGTCAGCGGCAGGACTGAGCAATGCGGACAGGACCTCAAGGAATTGAACTCATACGACACTTTGAAGGCTGCCGTTTTGATGCTTACCTGTGTCCTGCTGGGGTGTGGACTATTGGCTATGGGCACACTGCTGACGTAAAGGAAGGAGATAGCATTGACCAAGAAGCCGCTGAAGCATTTCTTATTGAAGATTTGGAAACGTTTGAGCAAGCTGTTACGCGCTTGGTGGAAGTCCCGCTTACTCAGCAGCAGTTCGACGCTCTTGTATCCTGGACCTTCAACCTTGGCGCTGGCAATCTGGCAGAGTCAACGCTCCTCCGAAAGCTAAACAACTATCAGTACGTAGAAGTACCAGAGCAGATGATGCGCTGGGTGCGTGCTGGCGGAAAAGTCCTTGATGGGCTAGTTAGACGCCGCGCCGCTGAAGCTGCACTATTCCAAAGCAAAGATTGGCGCGGAGTCCAATAATGCAACAGCTACAAGATAATGCACACAAGGTTGCGGACCAGTTGGCCGCTACGTCCGTGCTTGGGGCCATTACGGCCAACCTTCCGCTCATCACTGAGTGGATGCAAATGATTGCTGCATTGATTGGTATTTGTTCCGGTTTGGCGGCGCTGCGCTTTTATCTTAAGCGCACCTCCAATCTTGACAAGGAAGACTAATGGGTGGCTTTAGCTTTGGCATTCCTTTAAGCTTTGGTGGCGTAACGCTTACGCCTGATCAAATTGCTGCTGCTGTTGCGGCACAAACTGGTCAGCCGGCTCAGACTCTTACGCAAGCTGTAACGGCTGCATCACAGCCTGCTCCTCAGCCTACTACTGCAGTTCCTGCAAACGCTACCGGCATTGCTGCACAAGAGCTTACTGGCGACCCTGACATGGACCGTCAGATTCTTGCAGCACGGGACGCGCAAGGCGTTAGTGTTGACGTAGGAGCTGGAAGCTTAACGCCTCAAGAGTACCAACAAGCTACGGAAGAGCTTGCGGCATATCGTAACTTGCCAGAGAATGTTGCATATCGTAACACCGTACGGCCTGAGCTAGCGGCGCTTGCCGGTGGCTTAATGTCCCTTGCTGTTCCTGTTGCGGCTGGTGGTATTGTTAGTTCGTTGTTTCCTACCTTAACCGGAGCCGCAGCGACAGCAGCTACAGCAGGTACTGGGGCTATTTTGGGTGGCGGCATGGCTGCTGCAACGGGACAAGACCCGCTTCAAGGCGCGTTGTCTGGTGCCGTAAGCGGCGGTTTAGCAGGCGTTGATATAGGCCAAGTGCTGCCTGCAGCAAGCCGCGCTACGCAAATGGCAGCAGACACAGGCGTTAGCGCATTGTCTGCACTAAGCGCTGCAGGCCCTGCTGTTATGGAAGCAGAGCGGCAAGACGACGAGCTAGACTTGCCCGAAATATACGGACCTCGTAGTGCTACTGTTGGTGGCGTTCCGGTTATCCTTGACCAGCCGCCTACGTACGTAGAGCCTGTTGTTGATCCAAAAGAAGAAGAGGGAGGAGGCGGCGGTGGTAGCTCTGCAGGCGGCGCTACGGCCCCTACAGGAGGCGCTGCGGCCCAGACTGATGGGGAAGTACAGGGTGACACTAGCGGCGCTCAGGAGGGCACACAGGAAGGCTCAGCGCCTGCTTCAGGTATTGAAGAAACTGTAGGCTATGACGACGTTATTGGTCGTCAAATGTATGAAGCAATTTTTCAAGAAACCGACCCGGACTTACGTGACGCGCTTATTAGAGAATGGGAGCGATACACTGGCGGAACATGGAACGACAACTTACCAGAAGACCTTTATGGTGAAGTTGACACTACACCGGTAGAGCCAGCCGTTATTGGTTACGTTTGGGACGAGATTGAAGAAAATTGGCGTCCTGTTTTTGACGGCTTTGAACCACAAGGCAATGTTATCTTTGAGCCGGGCGATGTTGTTCCGGGTTACACGCCGCAAGAAGACGAAGTTGTTGACGTTACCGGTGACTTGATTGGTGCTGCGGGTGGCTTATTAGATTCTACCATTGACGCCGATACTACGGCAGACATTGAGCCTGTCGATACGACCACCGTAGAGCCTGTCGATACGACCACCGTAGAGCCTGTCGATACGACCACCGTAGAGCCTGTCGATACGGCCACTGAAGGTGTTGAAAGCGGAGCTACCGGCGGCGACCAAAGCGTTGACGTAGGCGGCGAGGGCACTGGCGATGGCACTGGAGTTGGCTCTGGTGTTGGCGGTGGAGAAGGAAGCGGCGAAGGTAACGGAGAAGGTGACGGACAGGGTGACGGAGAAGGCGACGGCAGCGGTGACGGCACGGGCCTGGGCGCAGGCATGATGGCCGCTGCAGCAGGCGCTGCGTTTAAGCCGCAATGGTCCGAGTTGTTTAAGTACACAACCTTAACGCCATACCAAAAGAAAGCTATTGCGCCCTATGTTGATTACATTGCGCAAGCACGAGGAATGTTATCATGACGTATTTGGAAGCTGTGAATCAAGTGCTGCAGCGGTTACGTGAAGACACCGTAACGGACGTAACGGGTCTTGATGACCCCGTAGCTGAAATGGTTACTGCGTTAGTAAACGATGCTAAGCAGCTTGTCGAAGATGCACACACTTGGAATGCGCTGCGGCACGAATGGTCCATTACTACTGCTGCAGATGACAACCTATATAGCTTGACAAATGCAGGAAATTATGGTAAGATAGAGGCTATCCTTAAGGATGACGGAGTGGAGCTTAAGCAAGAACAGCTAAGCGCTATTCGCAAGCGACAAGCCGCATCGCCAGCAAACAACAAACCCAAGTACTATGCAGTCAACGGTGTAGACAGCAATTACGACATCCAAATACAGCTATTCCCGAAACCTGATGGCGTATACAACTACACCGTATACGGCTTCAAGCGTCAAGCAGAACTCAGCGACAAAAACGATGTATTGCTTGTGCCCTCTAAGCCCGTTGTGTACACGGCGCTAGCTATGGCAGCACGTGAGCGTGGCGAAGTGGGTGGTCAAACGGCAGCAGAGCTGTTCTCGCTAGCTAATGTGTATCTTAGCGACGCTATTGCTTGGGATGCTTCCCTTAACGATTACGATAACGTCTGGATGACTGTGTAATGGCGCAGCAACAACAGAACATTACGGTTAGCGCTCCGGGGTTTCAAGGGCTGAATACGGAAGATTCTCCGCTTCAGCAAGACCCCGGCTTTGCGCTTGTTGCCGACAATGCTGTTGTAGATAAGTTTGGTCGTATTGGCTCTCGTAAGCCTTGGACGGAGTTTACCACTGCGGTTAACGTAACGTATAGCGCAGCGGTTGGCGTAGCAGACACACAGATCAAGACGCACCGCCTGGGCCACGGCGACATCAATGGCACCATTTACGTGCTAGCTACGGTTGGTGTGTATCAGTATAACGCATCTGGCTCTTTGCTGCAAGACGACTACTTTATCTGCAAGCTTACCACCAGCGCCGGTCCTACGTACGAGCTGGATGAGATTAGCTATCCAACCCTCGTCGATGACAGCGCGCTGGCTGACGCCCGCATTGTCAGCTTTAACGACAAGATGTACGTGTTTAGCGCCGGTAACGAATGCCTTGAGTATGACGGCAGCACGATTGTTAAGCTGTTCACTGGTACTAACGACGTAGACTACATTAAGCCACAGGACGACAGCGGTACCATTGCGGCAGTCATTAACGGTGACGTAGCCGCAGCCGCTTATGGTCGCTTGTGGGTTAGTGGCGTAAACGGTGACTACCAAAGCATTTACTACAGCGACCTGCTCATTGCCACGCAGTGGTACGATGGGCGTGCTGTGCCTGCCGATGCGCAGAACACTGGCGGCATCCTTAACGTCAACGAATACTGGCCCAGCGGTACTGACCGTATTGTAGGCATTGCGGCGCACAACGGCGCATTGTTTATCTTTGGCCGTCAGTCTATCTTGGTGTACAACAACGCCGCTGTGGGCGATCCTGCAGCCGCTGACGGCATCGTGTTAGCCGATACCATTAGTGGCATTGGCTGCGTGAACCGCGACGCCATCGCTAACATTGGCTCTGACGTGCTGTTTGTTGACGACTCTGGTGTACGCTCCTTGGGCCGTACAATCCAAGAGAAGTCTGCACCGCTTGGCGATCTAACCTCTAACGTACGCCGTGACATCACGGACATCATTGCGCTTACGGCAGACAAGACCACTATCTCGCTGTCGTACTGGCCTGATGAGAACTTGACGGTTGTCAACTTTAGTAACGACTTGCAAGCGTTTGCGATTGAGATGCGAGCGCCTAGCGTAACAGGTGGCAACAAGGTGACGCGCTGGACCAACACGGTCTGGGAGCGTGCCATGTACTACGAGGTGGCCGGCGAAGCCCGCGTGTTGCTAGCAAGCAGCGCCAGCGGCTACGGCTGCTTCTTGTACGATGACGGCCTAAACTACAATGATGAGCCGTTTGAGTTTAAGTATGAGTCTAATTCATTTACGTTTGGTCAGCCTGCCAACTCTAAGTTCGTAAAGCAGATTGACTTTACTGTTGTGTCTACGTTGTCTAACGCTCAAGCGTACGCAGGGTGGGGGTATAGTGGGCGCCTTGACTACACTAAGTCCTTGACAATCACCGCTCAGGCTCCAGCGCTATACAACGTAGCATACTTTAACCAGACTGACGAATACGGTCCTGGCCTTACAACTATTAAGCGCTATCGCGTGAACGCAAAAGGGAGCGGCGAGTCAGTGATTATTGGATTCCGCATTGAAGTTAACGGCAACACGTGTAGCCTTCAAGAGATTAACGTACAGACCCTCATCGGGAGGATTATCTAAATGAGCCTTTTTGATTTGCTGGCAGGTGCCGGTAGCGCTGCTGCTGGCTACCAAATGGCTGAAGATATTCGGCAGACTGGGCGCGAAGGCGCTGCACAGATTCAAGAGCTGGGTAGGCAGCTACAAGATCAAGCTGCTTTCCGTGGCTACGGTGTGCAGACCGGCCTAGGACGCTCTACGATTAGCCCTACGGGGAGTTTGGACGTAGGCGTAGGCCCACAGCAGGCTATGCTGCAAGCCGGTCAGAGCATGTTTGGAGGCGCTGGAGCGGGCTTTGACGCTGCCGGTCAAGCACTACAACAAGCAATGACCAACCCGGCCTATGCGCAAGCGCTAGCTGCGATGCAAGCTGGGCAGGCTGGCCTAGCGGGGCAACAAGCTGGCGCCCTGGGTGCGTCGCAGCAGGCAATGCAGCAAGCCATGCTGGACACGGCAGGGCGTGAGCAGCAAGTGTTTGAGCGCGCTATGGCACTGCAAGAGCCTGGACTTCAGCGCGCACAGGCCGCACAGCAGGCCCGTGAGTTTGCTATGGGTAGGGGTGGGCTGCGCGGTTCACAGTTTGGTGGCACCGCTGAGGATGCCGCTATGGCCCGTGCGCGAGCAGAGGCCACCAATCAAGCAGCGTTCCAGGCTATGGGGCAAGCGCAGCAAGAAGCAATGAACCGTGCCAATATGGCTGCACAGTTTGGTCAGCTTGGTACGCAAGCCGGTCAGCTTCAAGGCCAGCTTGGCACCAATCTTGGGCAGCTTGGGCTACAGCAAGCACAGCTTGGGCAGCAAGGTGCTGGCATGCTAGCAGACATTGCGCAAGCCGGTGGGCAGCTTGGCCTGCAGGGTTACACCACGGCCTTTACGCCGCTGCAGCAACAGCTTAATGCGCTGCAGGTGGGACAACAGGCAGCCGAAATGGCCCAGACCGGCCAGCTCACTGGCGCCGGTTACGGTGCGCAGCTTGGCCTTGGCGGCATTCAGGCACAGATCAATGCCGAGAAGGCAGCAAGCGAGCTGTTCGGTAACTTGTTCGGTGCGGGCATGACGGCTATTGGAAGTATTGGCGCCGGGGCTCCAGCAGGTTCTAGCTTGCTTGAGCAACTTGGGCTTGAAGGCTTATTTAGTTAAGGAGCGACATCATGGCAGGTAGAGACGCAAGCGCCAACCTTGGCGGAATGTTGTCGCAGATTGGGGGCGCTATTGGCGGCATGAGTGGAGCCGGAGAAGGGCTTATGCGGCCCATTGTGACTGCGTTCCGCCCACAACTAGACCCAAACAGTGTTGAGTCTTTGCAGCGTCAAGCGGCGTTTCAGGGGCGTATTGGTGACACTGAGCAAGCGCGGCTGTTTACTGGTCAGGCACAGGCACTTGAAGCACGTAACCTTGCTGAAGCAGAAAGGCAGCGCGAGCTACAGCTTGTTGAAAACACACGCATTGGTCAAACAGCGATTGCTAACATTAAACAACGCATGAACGAAGTGCTGCAAGACACTAGCCTTAATGAAGCACAGCGCACTAACCAGCTTGCTTCTTTGCAAATGGCGGCTAATAATGCGGCTTCCCAATATGGTTTGAATGCTCTTGAAACTGCTGGATTGGCTACTAGCACGCAACGCGAATACAACACGGCGCTTATTCAAAAAGGCCAGATTAGGGACCGCATTCGTGCTGAAGAACAACTAGATAAAAACGTTAAAGGACAGGCGGCTATTGCAAATATTGCGCAAGCAGTAGAGGCTACGTTGGCCGACGAAACTCTTGACGGTCAGACTAAACAAGCGCGGCTGGCTGCTTTGCAAACTGCTGCAAACAATGCGGCTACGTTCTTTGACATGGGCGCAGACGTTACTAGGAATTTAGTAAGCGGCGCACAAACTAATTATAACTCTCGTATTACGCAACAAGAAAATATTGAAACGCTTCGCAGGCAAAACGAGCGGGCGCTTGGCATGCGGGCGCTTGAAGCGGCTCAAGCATCTGGTAATCAAGACGACATTGACCGAGTTCGTAATGATATGAAAGACCGTGGATATGGTGACTTGCTTCGTCAATACGATGCCGGTATGGCAGAATACGAAGATAAGATGCGCGGCTATGAAGAAACTATTCAAGAAACAGGTCCGCTAACCGAAGAAGAAATTGCTTTGGCTAAAGAGCTGGGCGTATCTGAAAATGAACTGGCTACGTGGAAACAAACGCCTAAGTCTGGGCGTGCTAGTTTGCGACAAAGGGCGCAGTCTGAAGCGGCTAAAAGCCGGTCTGTTACGGCTACTAAAGCTTTGTCGTATGGTATTGTTAAAGACGCTGTGCCTGGAGTGCTGCGACAGCTTGAGCGCGAAGGTTCCCAGTGGTTTGATCTTTTTGACAAAGATGTTGAAGACCTTGCTGGCGATATTTTGGACAACGAAGAGGCTTTGGCTGACTTGGCTGCGCGTGCCGCCGCTGATGGCGTAACGGACGTAGAAGGTATTCGTAATATTGTCCTTGAAGAAATGCGACGGCGTGATAGTTCTATTTGGCAAGCAATGGGGCTTGGCACTAATGCTGTAGACGAGTTCCTTGGCGTAGAAACGAAAACTTTAAACGGAAAGCAGGTTACGATTAGAAAGAAGGGTAGCTAATGCCTATCTATGAAATTACTGTTGACGGCGAAGAGTATGAAGTTGATGCGCCGGACGAAGAGACTGCGCTTGCTGCTTTAAACTTAGCAGACCAGACCACAGTAGCTGAAGATATTCAAGGCTTTGGCACTAAGATTCTTGATGGCCTGCTGTTTGGTTTTGGCGATGAAGCGGCCTCTGCTGCCCTTGCTGCAATCGACTCCACGCGTGCCCGTATTCTTGGCAAAGAAGCATCTGTTATGGGTGAAGAGGATTTTAGTGCTTCCTTTGACAAGATGCTTGCTCGGCAGCAAGACGTAGAGCAGCGTTTCCAAGAGCAAAGTCCAGGCATTGCGCTTGCGGCTGAAGTTGCCGGTGGTGTTGGTACCGGCTTGCTTACTGGTGCTGCCGCGTTAAAAGGAGCAGCTAAACTAGCCGGTAAAGCGGGCACCACACGTGCTGCTAATGCTGCGGCAAGCGCTGCGGTCGGTGCCGTAGAGGGCAGCACGTATGCGCTTGGTGAAAAGCAAGGCGACATCGGTGAGCGTATTAACTCTCTCGGTATGCAAGACGTGCTTATTGCTGGCTTAGGAGCCGCAGCGGGCGCCGTTGGTGGCTCTTTGGTGCGGGGCACCGCCCCAGAAAGCAAGACGCTTGGAGAGCTAGCCGACGCTGCTATGAATCGTGTGTCTACAGCGGCTCAGTCTACAGCCATTAAAGCAAAAGATGTTGCGGAAGATATTGGAGAGCTTGCGTTTAAGGCTGCGGAATCCGTGTCGCCTTCATTAGCTAAGGCAGGACGGGACGCCGTGTCAGCTCTTAGCGATACTACTGGCGACATGATGACAGCGTTGCGCCCTAAGATTGAGGAAGTGCAAGACGGGTTTGACAAATGGTTCCAGCCTGTTAAAGACTACGCAGAGAAAAAAGTAAGCAAGCCGTTTTCAGCTAGGCTTAATAGGGGAGCCATTAACGGACAGCGTGTAATTAACAAGATTGACCAATTATTTGAAAAAAACAAAATGTTTGAGCTTCGCGATTCTATTGAAGCAGCGCCCAACGCTCCGTTGCTTAAAGCGGCAATTGCAGATTATGCAAATCCAGAGCTATCCGCAAAGCAGCGCGCTGTAGCGTTACGCACTGTGCGTAGAGAGCTTAATGATAAGCAAGGTTTTAATAACTTTAGACGGTTTATTAAAGAACAAGAAAGTTATCTTAATGATATTGCCAAAGGCACACAAAGCTTTAAACGCAATCGTGGCTATATGTCTATTGCTGCTGATAGAACAGACAAAAAATCAGATTTAGCAACAGAAACTTTAGAAACGCTTGAAGCTGAGCGTAAAGCCGCAGAACAAGCTTCTCGTTTGTCTACGGCTGATGTCAGCGCTAAGCAAAAACTTAAAGTTGCACGATTAAATGCTGACGGTACGGGTTTGTCTAAAGTGGGCGAAGAAGCTCCTGTTATGAACCCCGTAGACTCGCATCACTACTGGATGCGCTCGCACGCTCAGCTTAACGAGGTTAATAAAGTTCTTGGAATTAAGGCTGCCACGACCGCAGAAGAGCTGGCCGAAATAGCAAAAGGCAGCTACTTTGGGAAACGTCTTGAAAGCGTATTAAGAAGTTCTGGGCTTGGCGACGAAGAAGTAGGCAACGCTGTTGAAATTTACAACCAAGTAGTTTGGGGAAGCCAACGCAGTATGGCTAAAGAGTTGCAAGCGCTGCGTAATGTTGGCTACGCGTCTGCTATTGGAAACCCATACGGCGCAGCCTTGCAGTTTCATGACGTATTTAACAGCGCTTGGGCAAACGGCAGACGAGAAACTTTTGAAGCCCTTGCAAATAAAAACGGGTTTAAACTTTCCGTTGAAGATGTAGGGGTAGCCCAGCAGATTCATAGCGAAATTATGAACAGGGCTAAGAGGGCTGATGGGTCTTTTGTAAACAGCACGCTAGCAGACTGGGCCGTAGACCGCTCTCAAAAGCTTGTTGATTTTTCAATGAAATATTCAGGCTTTAAAGGCATGGACGGCTGGGCTAAAGGTAAAATTATGTCCGCAGCGCTGGGCAAGGAGTTTAACCAGTTAGCTGCTAATGCAAGCAAGTGGCGCGCTAAGTGGCGATATACTTTTAATCGTGCTGAAATTGCAGAGCTAGAAGAGGCTCTTAAAAATAAAGACACCAGTAACGAGCTTGTTAAGCAGTTGGCCCTTATTAACTTGTCTGACCTGCAGCCGATAAGCTCGGCAAGTAGTTCTTTAAAGCAGCTAAGCCTGCCGCAAGTGCGCATACTTTACATGCTCAAGGGGTTTGCCATGACGCAGCTACAGCTTATTCGTAAGCGGGTTGGCGCTGGTCTAAAAACCCGCGATAAAGCTAAGCGCAAAGAAGCTCTTAAAGATATGCTTGCGTACTTCTTGATTTCTGGCGGCGGCTACGGGGTGGTAAACGAGTCGCGTCAAATATTAAAAGGAGAGTCGCCTGATTACGGGAATGTTCCTATGCTGGCATTCTACCAAATGATGTCTATTCCTACTATTGGTGCGTTTGGCGGCAACCAATACGCTGCTCATTTGTTTGCGCAAAATCCGTACGAACAAATAACTTCTAACTTTCTGCCTGTTGTTCCGGTCGTTGAAGGCTTGATGAAAGACGTATCTAATTTGTTCACAAAAGGGGAAGTTGTGCCTAACGAAACGCTTGAAAGGATGCCTTTAATTGGTCCAATATATAAAGCCGTTTCTGATAAGCTAGACGAGGAATAAGCGTAGCGCCCGCTGAGCAGCACACTCGGCGGGCGCCTTGCCCCTCTACAGGTCCTCCTCCTTCACGAAGATGCCGTGGCGCATCTGTCCTTTGCGGTCCTTAATCTTGTTGTAGCTGACCGTTAGCGCCTGCTTCAGCGTAAACCCGTTACGCGTCGCAATGTTAATCAACACCACCAAGCAGTCGCCTAGTTCATCCCGCAAGTCAAAGCCATCATGGACATCTTGGTCCAGCTCCTGCACTTCCTCTAGCAGCTTGTGCATTTGTGCTGCGTCGCTGCTGCCTA